GGTATCCACCCGTGAACCTTCCGGCCATGTCAGGTTGCCCGACTGCCTCATCCACAAGCGCTGTTATATCCTCACGCGTTGTAACGCCGCCACCAAGAATAGAACGCTGCTGCATTTTCGGTATTACGGTGTTGTTTATATGTGCAAGATATTCCTGTGATGAATCAGGACCAATGATTCCCCGTGTCCTGAACTCCTCGAATATAGAATTTTTTAGGTTCCTGTTTAATGCATCCTTGACTTCCTGTTCTTCCGTAAGCCGTTCTATGCGAGCTTCTTTTTCTTCCTCCTCCCGCTCCATGCGAAGAGCCTCACTTCCTTCCCATATAGCTTTTCCGATTCCAATTCCAAATATTTTACTTGTAAATTCGGGATCACCCATAGCCTCTAACGGGTGATCGTATTCCGCAAGCATTCGGCTCAGTTCCCACCTGATATGCTCAGGGGCATTCTGGAACCGGTTGTATTCTGCCGCGCTCAATGCCTGTTGCATGAGGTCATCAAGTTTTTCTAACTGTGTATCAACCCTGGCTTCTTTTAACACTTCCTCCCGTGCTTCTGCCATGAGCTTATCCTCACCAGCCTTGTATATCTGAGCGTAAAGTAACTCATCGGCCATAGCCTCGCCGAAATTTTCGTAATCACCCATATCACGGGCGATATCCCTGAAATCCTCTTCTGAGAGGTCTTTTTTCTCCATGTCAAAACTATCAAGAACTCTTTCAAGGGCTTTTTCACGGGAGTTTTTACCGGTTCTAACGTCCCATTCCTGTTCTTTCAAACGCGCATATTTTTCTTCTGCGATTGTGACGTAGCTTTCAAATTCGGGACCCACAATATCTATTAAATTAGTTATTGCCTCAAGGTTCCACTCCTCGCTTCCCTCTTCATACACAGATGAATCCATCCTATATTTAAGATCCGCGATAACTTCCCTTTCCGCTTCTCCCCGCGCATACCTTTCGTCCGAATCGGGATACAGTGACTTGTCACCAGGTTTTCCGACGAATTCCCCTATAATCCGTTTGACGTTTTTATCGATATTGTCATTTATGTTCCACTCACCCCATCGATCCCTGATTTCTTGTATTTCCCTTTCTCTTCGATCAGTAAAGGTGTTTCCGTACTGTGGAATCAAAGAATCACCGGAGATAATGTCCGAGGGGCGCTCATTAACATAAAAACCCATAAGAGCCGTAAGGGAGTCTTTAGTGTTTCCTGACTTCCACCCCGGAATTTTTACGGTCCGTTTGCCGTCAGCGTCCGCAATAAGGCCATCGTGAAGAAAGTTCCTGATGTTAGGAAGGTTAGCCTTCCATGACTCCAGCCACCGTATAGATGGGGTGTCAAGGTCATCAGTTCGTGGAAGTATAGTAACCGGTGTTCGCGTTCCTATTCCCACGATATACTTTGCGACATCCTCCTCCATTATGTCGAACTGATCAAGTGCGCTTACCTCAAGGCTGAGGGCAAGAAACTCCCCCTTGGTAACGTAACGGGGGTCTTCCCATAGGATTTCCTCCCGTATATCTAGATCGTTATCCAAAGGATTGCTTGCAAACCTTTCTTCCACATCATCGATACTCGCAGCTTTTAAATTAACGGTGCTCGTTTCCTCGTCGAACACAGTGTTTTTAAATAACTTACGGGCTACATGCAGAAGTGAAGCCTGAGAATCTCCCATATTTATATAAGATGAATGTTCATTTGATATTTCTTGAATTAACCGCTTTGCATCGGAAGCTGTAAATTCGGGATAATCTATTCGACCCTTTCTCCCTTTAACAGCCTCTTTGCCAAACATTTTCTCGTCAAGTTCGTCCACTGTATCTACTATGTGGGAGAGAGTCCCCTCAATTCCGGGTACGGTATAGGTGTTTCGCAGGGTGTTCACAACGCGCGCAATACGTTCATATTCAGCGGCTAATTGTTCTTCTGGAGTGAGTTCAGCCATTAAAACAGTCCCTCAAAATCTTTTTGTTCTATCCCGTTATTTTTCAGCCACTGGGCCACAGAGGTATTTTTTCTGGCAGACAGTTCCGACATAACTTTAGGGGCCTGTTTCTTCGGAGCGTCCTCAAGCACTTTTTTATATTCACCGATCACGCTTCTAATCGCGTCGGTTACGGGGTTAACTACTTTATCTGGCAAGGTCTATCCTCTCAGGTGTGAATGTGTCCGGTGTAAGCGGTGTATTCAGATCAGCGGGCCCTCCCTGTGGTGTCGGAGTTCCCCCCATACCACCAGCCATACCACCAGCCATTCCATTCATGCCCGGAATCTGTGGCTGCATCGCTGCCTGCCTCTGTGCTATTTCCTGTGCGGCAGCGTCCTGGTTCTCCTCGTCAACGAGTCCCATTTGTTGAGCAACAAGGGTCTCAATTTTTTCCCTTACGCTTGGGAGGTTTCTGACTGATTCCTCTATGAGCCTCTGTTTTATCTCCGTGCCGTTTTCATATCCTGCGGTCTCGTAATAGGTCATGGGATCTATGAGTCCAGCGCCGTATTCGCTCATGGCCATCTGTCTTTGTTGCAGTTCCATTACGGGTTCTCCGTGAGGGAAGCTCACATCAACGCCGTAGACGTTGTGTATCGTGGACTTTCTGAGTGTTTTCCCTTTTGCCCCGATGCCGTCCGATAGTTCGGACAAAGTATCTACCGCCTGTAAGACCCTCGATCCCACGATTGATGCCATGTGTTCTCTCTGGAGTGCGACTCCGCTGAATATTCTCATTCCCGCGGTGTTTAATATCGCCTGTTGGCCGACTGTTGTGACTCCTGCCTGCCTTACCCCCGCAAGAGCGGACGAATATGTGCCGAGCTCAAGAGTTGAATCGGTCTGTGAGCGTAGTTGCAGAGCCCATCCTGGTACATCGGGTGTGTTCATCACCCAGTAATCGGCCATATCCCCCTCTAAAATCCCCTCGTTGGAGATTGCCTGAGCGAGAGTTTCGGGATCACGGGATGTTCCCATCGGAGCGTATGCAAAACGGAGCAGAATCTGGTGAAAAGCGCTTATTTCCTGTGTTCTTTTCCTTATTGTTTCCTTGTTCGGGGTCAGTATTCCCTGTGCGTAATTCTTAGGATCACCGCCTGTATCGGCTATATCCATGCCCCAACCGGCAAAACTGTGCACAAAAGGCACAAAACCCCATGTATTTCTTTCCATCCATATGGGTGTTGCTGCCCTTGAGGTGGGGGAACCGTATCGTGTGTGCTGATCTGCGACCAGTTTAACGTGCCAGTACGGGGTCCAGTAGTCCCATGTCTCGACCTCATCCCACGGATCACGGTCTTCCATGTCAAATATCTCGGAATATTTTCTTCTCTGCCGCCTGTTCTTTATGATCGACTGCTCATGGAGTTCCTGTGCCGTAACCTTCGATGCCTTAACGGCCATAGTAGGGATTTTCTCACGGGGGTTCATAAGCACCGTGGACGGATGGGGGACCCTTATCCTTACGGGGTTGAACGATCTGCGGTTTGCCCTGTATATAGTGTTTGCCGCGTTGTACTCATCCTCCCCCTCGCTTCCTGTATCGTAGTCTGCCCGATTCGGGCGGTCCGGCCTTGAGTCGAGTCCCACTAAAACAGGGGCTTCAACAACGGCATAACCGTGTGCCACAAGATATTGTGCCACCATTTTCCACGGGATGGTGGGTTCCTGAAGTGATGCGTCATCCATAACGGCTTTTAAGCCGTGTTCAAGATTGGTCGCGTCCTGTTTGTGTTGTTCGGTATCGCCCACGGGTTCACGGTGGATTCTCGGAGAGAAACTCATAAGTGTTGATACCGCATGGTCAACGAGGTGGGTAGGCGTGGAGTCATAGAATATGGGCCGTCCCTGGTAATTGTTAGACCACACCTGGAATCTTCTCTGGTAGTATGCGTCGTTATCACGCCATTCGTTATGGGCCCCTGACCACAGTTCACCCATTTTGGACCGGAACCTTATTATCGTTTCCACATCCGGTCTTTTTGTAAGATCAGCCATTTTGTGTGCTCCTGTTCAAACCTAGGCGAATGCCGGTAGCCGTATTATTTTTCCGTGGTTGTTAATTCCTTTTTCATTCTTCAGCATGAGCGCTATACCGAGTGCCATAACGTAGTCATCATGAGCACCCCCCATAGCCTGTGGTTTTTCACCTGGTGCTGCGATGATAGTCGTAAATTCATCGAGGCCCTGCTTGTTCGGGATGGTGAGATGGCCTGCGTTAAATGATGCCCTGAGCTCATCAAAAAGCATCTGGCGGCTCATCCTGTCGGTGCGCCATCCGTATTCCCTGCGTATATTTTTTCCTCTTCCGACCCTTCTGCGGTACAGTCGGGGATAGTTCATATCCCTTGCAATGGTAAGAACGGTATCTGAGAAGTTGTTTTCAATAGCCCATTCAGGATTCGCATAGACCTCAAGAAGCTGCATTGATGAGGTCGAAAAGTCCTCCGGTTGCAGTGTGTTTGATACAAGATCAGCCACAACATATCCCGAATTGACATCGACAATAACGGTTACGGAGTAGTCCATACCCACCCCGCTCGCCACATCTGTCCCCGCAACATACCTTCTTGATGACCGTGGTTCCTGGTATATGGAGGCGGGCCCCACTTCGCGAATGGGTTTGATACAGTCATCTGCCATACCCGCAATAATGTCACGGTCAAATATCGATTGTGCCTTTGGCGGCGCTAATGCTTCCGTTTCCTCGCCGGGATATTCCTGTTCCATGAACTGTTCGGGGCTCATGCCCTGTAAATCTATGGCCGGTACGGTATCACGCACCCCGTCATACCATATCTGGGTTCTGCCCGGTCTCGCATTCCACGGGATAAAGACTTTTTTCCAGCCGTTATCGGGTGAATTGCGGTAGAGTTCTTTAAACAGCGAACTCATATTTCTCTTGTTTGACGTTGATCCCATGATCATCTGCCCACCGGCATCAATAGTCGGTTTCACAGCGGCATAGTTTGCGGCGTGGTACTCGTGGAAATCGGCCTCGTCCTGTATTACGACAGAAGCGGTTTCAGATCTACCCGCATCCTCTGTGGAAGGTAACGCTATAACCTTGGAGTCCCTTGAAGGGATACCGATTTCACTCCGTGAGTCAGGTGAAAGAGGGGCCTGCCAGTCGGGGGGCAGATTCTTTAGAATAAACCGGACCTTATCGAGGAGGGAGAAAGCCTCGGTCTGCCCCTTGGAAATCATCAATACATTTGTACCCGCACTGAACGTAAGAAGCCACGCGGCATAAGCAGCGCTCGTCCACGAAAATCCCAACTGCCTCGCCTTTAACACCGTAACCAGACGGTGATCCACCATCGATTGTGCGAGATCCACAAGATACGGCCACTTCTGAAAGGGAACCGCACCACCCGAAACACCCGAATGAAGCTGCGCCCTCTCAAGTATCTTCACGTGATCAAGGAAGTCAGGCTGTTTAATTTCAGGAACACCCTCCTCCACTTCTAAACCGGAAGGCGTGACAAAATTACGCCTCGCAAATTCCTTCTCAAGACGTCTTACCGCTTCCTTTCTGTGCGCTTCAGGAAGAGTGACCATTCAATGTACTCCCGTCATCACAGCATCAATCGAGGTGAAGGGGCCAACAACAATTCCCCCTGTTTCCTTATCGACAAACTCAAACCCTTTTGCACATGTGTCGTAATCACCACCACCATGCTCAACATACCAGGGCGGGTCCTTATCTTCATATCCTCGTCTGGTAATAAATTCATACGAGTCAAAAAGAAATGTGCTAACCCTTACCCCTCTATCATTCCTCCACTTAACGTCGTACCAATGACCCGCAACACAGACTCTTTTTATCTTATCTATATCAATCGCAAGTGACACTACTTTTTACCTTTGCCCTTACCCTTGGGCTTTCTCATCGGTTTCTTTTTCCCGTATCCGATACCTTTAGGCATATGAACCTCCTGTGTATTTGCATCGCAATCAACATGGTAGGGGACGCAGGTAAAACCAACGGAGGGAAAAGAGGAGGCAAACCCCCTAAAAACCCACGCCCCCCTATAAAATACAATATTTGGGGAAAAAACAAAAATATTTTCTCCAAGATGAAAAACAGCAGGAACCAGAATTAGAAACGGAAAATTTCCCCAAAAGAAAAGAAAGAAACAAAGAAAAGAAATACAGTGTTATATACCCCTAAAGGGGATATATATAACACTGAGATAAATACTGGGAATAAAACTTACAAAACCTTACACCATGTAAGGATTCGTTTTTAAAGCTAAACCAGGATGTAGATAACCTCTAAGACACCTCCCCCTCTAAAACCCTACTGCGTATGCTTAGGCACTCGTAAGGTTTATAGAGAAGACCCCCCCTTTCCTAATATTCATAATATTCAGAGGCGAATATTAGGGGGATAGAGGGAAGGTTAATCTCCTTGGGTTCCACTGCAACACTGCAACACTCATCGGCTGCTAAAACAACCGTCCTAGCTAAAACTTACAATCCTTACGCATGAAAACGTACTGTAAGGATGGGTTGCAAAAGGATACAAAATTGGTCGGGAGTAGGGGCTTTACGATAAGACGGCGGGGGGCGGGTCGCCGTTCGCCTTCCTAGCTTTTGCGATTGGGTCCCCTATTCGCCGGCCTCGTGTGTGCGTGCATGTGCGTGTGCGCCTGGGTGCGTGCCTGGGCATAATGCGTGCGCGTGTGGCGTGCGTGTCGTGCGATTTAGTCCACCGTTTTATATTCACCCTCGATGGCGTCGGGTTGTTTAGCTTGCTGTAGTGCTTCTAATAGTTGGCCTGTGTCTAGGCTATTTAGGTTAGCATCTATGCTTAACTGTGCGTTGATTTCTTTCTTGTCATAGTACAGGCCTACTAATTTCCCGATATCTACTAGACTATTTCTTACAGTATTGTGCTGCTTATCCGCTCGTGCATCCTCAATAGTTGTTATCAATTGTGAGATTAACCAGTCCTGTGTTATCTCATATTTATCTTGTTTTTTCTGCTTATCCGCTAGATTTTCAACCTTGCGCTTGGCTATTGCTTGGGAAACCTTGGGATTTTTCAGGAGTTTTGAAGATTCCGGTGATGCTACGTTATCGTTCTTAGCTTTGTACCCTGCTATTTTATAAGCTTCTGTAGCGTTTCCATTTCCCAAGTATGCATCTACAAATCTTTCCTGTTTAGCGGTCAATTTAATATTGTCATCATCTTTTTCTACCATTTTTATATTTCCCTAAAAATTGCCAATTTCATACCTAATTTACACGAATTTTAGCACCAGAAAACACAAAAATCCTAATATTTATTGATTTACCTATTGCATATATACATTTGCGTATGTTAAGATGTATCCACAAACCAAATAAACGGAGGCAAAACCGACATGGGAACCTTAGAAGTAACGACAAAAAATGTTTACGGCAACAAGCTTATTTATCCAATAAATGCGACCGCCAAGAAGTTTGCATATCTTACAAACACCAAAACATTATCAGAAAGCACACTAAAGGTTGCTGAATCTTTAGGTTTTG